CCGCCAAATCTAACCACCAGCCCATTACTTAAAGTTATACCATTACTGCTAGTATAAGTTGTTTTGCCAACTACTTCTTTTTCTATTTCGATCTTAGAGGCAGATTCAACATCAGATATTAAAAATCTGCCAAATCTATCAAGATCGACAGAACTTTGATAATACAATACATCAGGTGCATCAAAAGGCACAGTGAATGTTACTGTACCGTTTTCTGTACCGTTATTAATTACACCATCAGAATAATCAATTACCGAGTTTGATAAAATTGTTTCAACCTGTTGCCAATCTTGGGATTCTGCATTAATAGTGCTGCCATCGCCGACAAAAATATCTCGAGTAGCTCGCCATAATTTTTCATCGTAATAAACATATTCACCTGCTTGATAAGACTTATCGGGAGAATATTCAATGCTATGTGTGTCATAAGATCGTCTAATAAAAAATCCATTTACTGGCGCACTTACGATAAATTTATAAGTCTGCCCTCGATACAAAGTGATAATGGGATTATTAGTGTAGCCGTCAGGAGAAAATACCCAGGTAGATCCCGGACCTAAGGAAACTCGGTAGGTGCTGACGATCTGTTGACTTTGACCATAAACAGTCACTGGTGTTGGTCCAGAAGGAACCCAGAAATATTCTCTGTAATTAATAAATTTGTCCCAGTCGATAGGGGGATTCCAGCTATAAGTGTTGTTCTCTGTTAAAAGATCATCCCGTTCTATTTGATTTCCAAAAAATTTCATTATATTTTTGAAATCAAGATAATCATGGAAACTATCAACCTTTCCATCTTTCTTAATAACAACACCGGGCTCTAGTTGATAACGACTTCTCAGCGTGTCATCGGTGTCTAGGTATACATCGTTGCCATTATAGGTTTTACCATATCTGCGACCAACATATCCTACAACCTTTTCTAATGCACCAGGTTGTATTAAGGGATCCATAGTAGATCCAAGGAATTTATCGTTGGTGCTAGTTTGGAATATCTGAGGCAGAAGGTCCAGTGTTTTCCTTATAGGCAGGCCACTTTTAGGGTATTTTTTTTCTTCCATTTTTAACTCGTTGTGTTAACAATCTGCAACATATTTGCATTAATTTCAGCAGCCGATATCGAAGAAACTAGTTCAATATCATCAACTGTTATACCACTAACAAATAATTCATCCGGCCTAGATTGTACTTCGAACAAGCTACCAAATACTTGTTCAGGCTGTGACGGAACAACCACTATATTAGAGATATCAGGAACAGTCTGGGTTATCACATAAGTGATTAACTCTCCAAGATAAAATCTGTCACCAAAATCCCAATTATTGATTTGAAAAAATTCATTAATACTGTTTACAATTCTCACCTTAAGATCGTTATCACTGATAGACTTATTGGGATTTTTAACTACCTTCATTACTGCCTGTAGTTTTGGATCTGCTTTAGTGCCAAATAATATCTTATACTTCACCGGATGATATATTATTTCATCGCTGATAGATTTTATTAGATCTAAATTTGATCCAAAATTAATTCGCAACGCATCCGAAGTCGGGGCTGTCGGTTCTACAGCAACGGTACCAAGGATATAATTCCTGTACGATGTATCATAACTCTTAGGCAATATATAGACATCAACTATATTACTGACACTAGGGTCTATTCGTCTGTCACTGTTAGCATTGTGTATGTATTGAAATTTAATGTCTGATCGACCAATATTTGCTCTATATGTACTTTCAAATACCAATGTGTTATTAGTTCTATCCACACGTTTAATTACATCCTCGTTGGCATCATAAAAATATATGAGTTGACCATCTGGATAATTTATTGTATCTGTTAAATCGACTAAAGACTCTTTCTGGATCGACTTAATTAATCCTCCAGTATTATCGATATATTGATAGGTGCCCACTGCGGAACCTTTGGTTTGATACTGAAAAAATAAAAAATTTCTAGCTTCGTCAATGCCTACGATTTGCTCAAATTGATCAGGATCGTCTATAATACCGTCATTGTCAGAATCCGAAAAAGACAATTTAATCTGAGAATCGCTTTCATAACCATCTTCTAATTTAATAGTATCACTTATTTCAAATATATAATCTGTTTTTAATTCAGTGGTTTCAGTATAATCTCGATTAATTCCTAAAATCTTTACAGTGTCTTTGACTACTCTGTTGTTTCTCGAATCGTAGACACGTTGGTTGACATCGATATAGAATCTGTTTTTTTGAATACTACCAAAAATATATTCCATTATTCTAATTTTTATAACATATCGATCCGGTTCTTTAATAAAGACAATAATCCACGATGAATCTAAATTACTATTAGTAGTGTCCCCAGTTTTGCCAAGGGTAAAATCATCAACTATATTTAAATTTCCAGAAGAAATAATTTTCCAACTCGATTCTTGTATATCATATCGAAGTCCAAAATTAAGATTTTCCAATACTAAATCAGCAATTTCAGTTTCTAAAACCGAATTTAAATTAGAAACAAACTTAGGCAAAATTTTCGAGGCCACTGCACCGTCTGGGATTATATCACCAAACTGTACCGGTCCAAGGCCACTGATTAAAACTCCGCGGCCGGCATTAGTGCCATCGCCAACAATGTTAACAGCTTTGGTCCATATATATTGTTTTCTTTCTTTTTCAGGTACCAAACTCAATGCCAACATTTCATTCTTTTTATTAAAAATATAACCAGATTTAGGAATAAACTTAATCAACGATCCTACTGTAAAATATTTTAAAGTATTATTAGTATAAACTCCAGTTTTTAAAATAGTTTCATCCACTGTACTCTCAAAATATCCCGTGCTTCTAAAATTATCAGAAGCAACATCTCTCCATATAGTGGTATCATCGATGAAATTAATCTTACCGTATTTGGTTAGATAAAAATTAAAGACATCTGATTTTTCAAAAATAGGCTCAATACTATTTTTAATAAAATTTAATATGTCAATTCGATTTGTAAATTTAAAACCTAATTGAATTTCGTTTTGATTTTTATATAACAGTCCGTCATCAGCATATACTTCAACACTACTATAATTTCCAGAAGCATCAATAATTTCAAAATTTCGACTGATACCACTAGATGTTCTATTAATAGCCTTTACTTTTAAAATATCTTGACTTGTGGTTAACGGTGCAAGATTATAATCCTCTGCGGTAATCATTCTATTCTGAGTATAAAAAGATGCAGGTGCTTTTTGTCTTATGCTATCGATTGTCTCGCTAGGGGTTGAACCTGTGACAGTATACTTTAAACTCATGTTTACTGTCAGAGTATGTTTTTCCCCTGACTTATTAACATAGGGAAAGGATACAGATATACCCCGCATATCGTTGGGAATAATATTATAAGACAATCCGTTACTGACCCGATAATAAACACGAAGATTTCCCTGGGGCAAATTTCCATATATACCATCCGAAAATTGTAGATCAATTTTATCTTGATCCCTAGTCGTCACTGAATAGATATCTCTAATACCATTTGTTAAACTATTATAAGCTATATTATTTCCAGATACCGCAGGAACTCGGGCCCACTGTGAAGTTTGGAGACCATTACTATCTAATGAAAATAACCATATGTCATCATTGTTAATACCAGCTGTGTCAATGGCTACTTTTTCATTAGAAGTTGGAATAGAAATTGTAAAATCGGCCAACTCCAAGCTGCCTTGCTTGAACATAAGGAAGAATCCATTATTAGCACTACCTGGGCCTTTTCCGTCATTTCTATAAACAAATCCTAACTGATTAGCAGGATACGGAGCTTCTTCGTAGATATATTCTTTGTTTTTAAAAGTGGTACTGACTATTTCGAAAGCCATGGTTTTAGAGGCTACATTTTTAGTGTAAGCATAAACAGGCACATCTCTATTATTGCTACGCAGCCTATATTGTTCAGTTTGTATGCCTTGAATAACAGCAGATCCCTGGCTTCGACCTATCTCTGTGTTATCTGCCATAGCAGAATTTAGTATAACAATAAACTGCTCATTCCAATTCGGATTAGTAGGATCATTCCATATGATATTCTGGAGAGATAGGTTTCTACCATTGCTGTCTAAAATATTTTCTGTAGTTGTTATAGTATCAAACTTTAGTAGTCCAGATGCTCCTATATTTCTTTTGGAATTGTAACTCAGCATTCTTGCTAATCTAAGAACACTGTCTTTTCGTTCGGCTAATTCAATAAAATTTTCTCTGCTGGCCAGATCAATTCGAAAACTTAAACTCTGCCCTAAAAATGCTATAGCATCAATTAGTGCTAGATATTCAGAACTTTCAATATAATCATTAAAATCTTCTGGATAATTTTCTCTGATATACTCAATAATGACTCTACGAAGGTTTTCAAAATCGTAGCTTTTGAAATCCGCATTTTTAAAGGTTTGATATATTCTTGTCCAATCTTGATTTAGTATCAAGTTGTTTAATCTAGATGATGTAGTCATTGTCTGTTTCCAATATCATATTTATTTGATCAATTAACTGCTCAGAAAACTCTTCTGTTATTTTTATCAAAATCAAAAACAATAGCATCTGATATATTAAAAGGAAGATACACTAATTCTGCTTCAACCCGTAGGCCTTGATCTGTAGAATCTACTATCACTGAGTTCACCGAAATCCTGGGATCATAATTGATAATAGCTTCGACATCTTTGGCTATTATTTTTTTAATTTCTTCAGTAAAAGGTTCAAAAATTAAATCCCAAATCACTGTACCAAAATTAGGATTTTCTAATTTCTCTCCTTTGCGGATATAAAAGTGATTAAGGAGATCTTGTTTAACAAGATCAATATCGTAGATTTTAAATCCGGTTTTATTATTCACAGAACTAAATCCCTTGTAGGCATGAGCGTTTCCGCCTTGTTGACCCACTGATATTGTGTTTTGAGCTACAGTTTTTTGATTATAAAGTTTAGCCATTACTCTGATTCCCTATCTGTTAACTTAGGCGTCACAAACGTCGGTGCTTGATTTTCATGCAATGGCCAAGGCTCGTGCATAGGTATTCTGGCCATGATACTTTCTAGTTCTGTATCTGCAATATATTTCTTCTCAGCCCAATCTAAATCTTTGTCAGTGACAATATTCGGTAATAATTTTAATTGTTTTATCTTGTCAGCAACTTCAGCTTTTGCTGCCGAGGCTGCGGCGGGTCCATTGAGATTAATATTTCCGCCAGATATCGTAGTGTTGGCTGCACCAATTTCCATATTGCCACCAGATGTAATTGTATTAGCTTTGCCTGTGTTGATATCTAATGCATTAACTGTAGTGATCCTAGTATTTTCGTAAGAATATATGTGAAGACCTTTTATCTTTTCTGGCTGTTCGGCAATAATTTTATCATCTTTAACATTGGTCACTGTAGGTTCTGTGTCCTTGTCCTGCACAGCAATTCTCATATTACCTAAGACTTTAATATCTAGATTTCCTTGTATCTTCTCATCATTACGAACATGGATTTTACCATTACGACCAATCAATAGATTAAAATTCTCAACACTTTCGATTTGTACACGACCGCTTTCATATCCGTTGGTATCAAAAATATCTTTAGGTTCATATAATTTTTCAGGGTCTTTATATTCTGCAGTAGCCTTTATGTTTACATTTCTTCCGGCTTCCAAATTGATGTCTCTATCAGCTCGAATATTAAGATCATTCTTAGTATGAATACTAATGCTGTCTTCTGCAAATATATCGATCTTCCCATTACTGGTTAATTCTATCCAGGCTGTGCCCTTGGCATTTCCTATATAGATTAAGTCTTCAGAATTATGCAATAGTATCTGGTGGCCAGTACGAGTGCGTACTCGAAAATACTCGTTATATGGTATTTCCGGATCTCCTTTTTCCCCTGCTAACAAGTCAGCATAATCAACAGGTCCTTCACTAGCCGGTTTTTTTCTTTGGTACTGATCATCGCCGTCATCCATGACCAGTGTTGTGCCTCCGAGTCTTCCGACAAATACCGGCGACGAAGTTTTACTCTGTACTCTGCCCACATATTCTTTTTTACTACCCGACCTTTTGTCTAAGGGCCCCGGAGTTGAAATGCCAAACACCATGTTAGGAATATTTCTTCGACTAGTGCTAGTTGTAACTCCCCTAGCATCATCTTCTAATAATCCTTGCTCTAAAAATCTATCAGCAATAGGATGCACTGGGCGTTTAATCTTATCAAAACTTGTAGAGGTGTTTAAATCGTTGGCGCGTCTATTGGCTTCTGCTACAGGCAAAGGTTGTTGGGTATTATATTTCTTTTTGTCGTCGGCTGTAATATCAACAAGAGTTGTGCCTCCTATAGCAGGGACCATATGGTTCATAAATCTTCCAGGAACACACCCGATAAAATACCCCTCCGAGGGATTGCCGTCAACAAATACGACCATGACTGTTACCCCAACATCAGGCGGGACAAACCACATGCCATATGCTTTTTGTGTATCTTGAAAGGCTTGGTCATTTTCTTTGTTTTTACCCATGAACTCATAGGCTGTGCTGCCATAAAACGGAGACATATATTTTATAGAATAGGTCTGTGTATCATCTCCTACTTGATTTCCTTGATCTCTAAGCAAGGTCACCTCAAGACCTCCCATAAAAGAAGGATCAATGTGGCTGACGACCTTAGCAAGATACGGTCCAGACCCTATGTCTGTTTTATTTTTTGCTTCTGATTTTCTTGCTTCGTATGCCATTATTTTTTATCCTTATGCAAAGTAGGTAACTGTTCCATAGTCTGATTCGTCAGGATCTCCGCTTTCCTCTTCGGTGTCATCAATAATACCAGTACTTTCAGGAACTTTAGTATCAACTTTATACATAGGAGTATATTCCGGAGCAACCGGACTATCAAAGTCGCTGGCTTGAAGCGGCATTCTTACGAGATCTAATTCTTGTTTAAAGACGCCGCCGCTAAATTTTGTTTCTAATTTAATACATTTATAAATTCCACTAAATGGATTATCTTTAAATTCTGATTGTTCGTCCCAAAAATAAGTGCCTGCTTCGTCCATATCTATAGGACTTCTAAATCGGACATATACATATATGTCGCCAGCTTCATAATTTGCTGCACCATCTTCTGTGATTTGTTCAGTATCTCCCGGACCCGGAAGATAACCACCGATACCGTTATCGACTAACCAATACGGATCTCCCAAAATTTCAATTTTCGCATTGACTAAATTAGCTTGCCCGTTATCAAGAAATGCTTTTTGAAACATATTGGCTACAAGGTGTTCTGGTTTTAGATGTCCTGACCCGCCAAAAGGAAGTTTAATTGCATCTGGATCTTGTCTAACTTTCTGGGCACCAGTTGCAGAAACCTGAGCTTTAACACCTGCAGCGCCTTTAGAATCTTTGGCAGCATTTCTTTCTTCTTCGCCGCCGCTTTGTGTGTTTTGATCCTGAGATCTACCTGCTTCTTCCGGCGGGGTGGGGGAAATAGCAGTATAAAAAGCAGTGTCTAAGACAATATCAAATTTTAAAATATCATTGTTCTGTCCGGTATAGATATAATCGTATTGTTTAACAATCTCTTTGGCAAGATCACTGTAGCCCATAGGTACAGAATCAGGACTTTGAAATACGCTACTGTGTACTTTATAAGGCATGACTCTATAAATTATGCGTTTAGCATAGTCATTCCGTTCAGTGTCATATTCTAATAGTTGTATCTGTACATCTATTCTAAACCAATTAACTCGACCGTTGCTATCTGGTTCTTTTTTAATAGCATCAACGGCATAATCAGAACTAAGAATTGCCTGGGATATTATTGCAATTAACGATTGCCCTTGAGCGAATTGAAATGTTCTATTTTTAGGATCGATTGTTACTTGGTCTCGATTAATAACACCTGTTGCAGAATCGTAAACATCCTGTGCTCTAGGGGATACGTAGGATCCTCCCGAATCTGCTTTAAATCCAAAACTAGCCGAGCCAATAGGATTGTCACCAAAATCTGTGTCATTTTGCGAATTACTGGCGCTTTTTATTCTTATGTTATAATTAGACACGTTGTCAGTGGCCCTAGCTTCTGTGTCCCCTGCATCGCTAACACCCGGGATAGGACTATTACTAGTCTCGGGAAAGTGTATTTCAAATCTGTCTGCAATAGATTTTTTTCCTGTATTACTTTTAACTGTTTTTTCTTCAATATCATTTAATACCTGCTGAAGACTTCTTTCACTGGTTACTAATAGTTCTTTTACTGTACTTCCAGTTAAAGAAATATCATTAAAAGTCTGTGCAATAATACTGTTAAACCCGCCGTGATTATAAGGTGCTGCTTGTACCTTGTACTGACTACCTGCTTCAGTTACAGTAAAATCAACTTTCTTAAGATGTATGCAAAAAAACTTTGGTTGGATACCAGTGTATAAACTACCATCTTCCTTGTAACCGACAAACTCCATCTTTAGTACAAACGGACAGTTCGAAAGATAATCCGGATGGCCGGCATATAATGCTGCTGTCTGAAGACTTTGTAAAAATAATCCTACAGAATAAGGCTCATACACATCGAAAGAATATTCATGAGCATTTGACGATCCGGTCCCTTGGTTAGGAGCCACAGTACTTGACATAGCAATATTATCTACGAAATACTCCGGAGGTCCATAAGCTGTATTATAGGCCGAATTTACACGTTCCTGATCATATCTACCTGCCGAGCTAAAAATTACCTGATCTGTTGTAAAACTACCGTTTCTATAAAGATAAGGGTCATTGACTTCTTCCGACTTCAAACAGGCCATTGTAAACAGAGTCGTATACGATGCAAATTCATCTAATGGGTTCGGATATCCTTTTCTGTTAGGAACTTTATTTCCTGCGGACTGTTTTTGAGACTGTAAAGTAGATGCTGCATTAAAAATCGATGTGGCAGCACTAACTACTGCTCCGGCGCTTGGTATAGCTAATCCTTGGGTAATATTTCCCACAGAAGGCAAAGCCCCCGATAACGTGGAGCCTATCGATATTCCGTCTGGTTTAAGAACCTTGGAAATAGCAGTCCCGAGTAAATTTTCAAGTAACGCCATTTTAGACTCCTAAGAAACGCTGAAGATTAGATTTTTTAGGAATGTAAATTTTTGTACCTGGAACAAAATCAAATATAGGATCTTTAATAGTAGACATATTTCTTTGAACAAATACCCACCATAATTTAGGGGTTCCGTATAGATCGTAAGACAATAAATCTGGTCTATGTCGATATTGATTTTCTATAGTATAATAAAAATCATCGGTTTCGGCCGGGACTGGACGTATAGTTAATAGTTCAAGATATAATTTATTTTCTTGAGTTTTAGCATAAGGACTTGACTGTTTGTATCGAGGCATATTATAGATATCCCACAGTATTTCCGGCAGCAAAATCTTGAAGACTAAACGATCTCAATTTTGATCTGTTGTAAACAGGCGATACAACAACCGAAATAGTGCTCATTATAGGTACCCATGTGGGTGTTGGCAATGGCGGTAGACCACATTTAACATAGTTTGTGTCGTCTTTAAAGTCGACGGTAAAACTTTTTATAATTATCGGAACTGCATTGAACACGCTACTACCATAACCTGTTAATTGACACACAATAGGCGGATTTCCAGAATAATCACTAGCACCATAGAACATTTTAGTAGCTGTTCTAAAAAAAGTTGTAGCCGCTATCCAATACAAAGCATCCTCCTCGGTTTCACAACTAAATTCTCCACTAATTGTGATATCGTCAATCTGGCTATTTTTATAAGCCTGGAATGGAAAATTATTATGTACCGGATCTATTTGTGTATAATTGGCTTTACTACTAAGAGATATTGTAGGAAGATACGGCCAGACAACTCCGCCTGTTTCTTCTAAAGGTTTAAATAAACTAGATTTCAATAAACCCCACTGAGTGTTGATTCGAACTCTCCAGTCACTGGCCGGTGCCGATTCAATAGTAGTTACTGCACCCCTAGATTGAAATAATTCGCCGCCGGCTGGTAGTCCTTTGGCTCTTCCTAGACTAAGGAGATTGTTAAGTTGACCTGCAACACCACTGATTTGTCCAGCAATCGATGCAAGACCGCTAGCTATTCCACCAGGAGCAATTTTGTTAATTGACGATGCAATATCACCGGTGATATTACTAATTGAACCGGCCGATAATCCCACTGAACTAACTAAGTTTTGGGCTTGGTTAGCAATACCGCCCATGGCTGTTTTAACGCTAGACAGGTCCCCTATACCCGGAGCACTTGCGAATGACCCCAATGCAGAGCCAGAAGCTCCGCTAAGACCCGACATAGTCTTATCTAAATTCAACTTACCAAGGCTAGCTGTTGCAGTTTGCAATCCCGAACCAGCTTGGTTTGCAGCTTCAGACAACGAGGAACTTACTTTTGTAACTAACTGCGCTAAAGGGTTTATTGATAAAGCCAATTGAATTTCTCCATTTTATCTATTTATTTTATTCAATATGTGCTATTATTATTCTATCAGGAGATTTGCGAATGACAACAACAGTACCGAAAATAAAGTACTTAACAAACAAAGATTTATTAAAAGAAATACACCTTAGTAAAAATAAATTTTGTAGTTTTACAAAACCAGAGTTTACAACATACGACATAATTCTTCCCAGCTTAGAAAAGATCAATATTCGATCAGTAGCAGAAGCCAAGCGAAATAGAGCCGTTAGATTAGCCAAAGAAGCACAAGAGTCAGAGTTAAAAAAGGGCAACAAACAACCAATCAAAGATTTTGAAATAGATTATAAAAAAATCTCAAAAGAAGATTTAGTTTTTCGAATCATGACATTTGAACATGTTCCGTTGGCACCGGGACGAAAAAAGACCTTAAAAAATACTGCAGATAGTCACGAAAAGGTTAACTTCCCACCATTCCAACATTGGAAGTTCGATGAAAATAATAATTTAATTTGTGTTGGAAAGAGTCATTGGAGAGGACCCATCGACTCGGGTAAATTTTCAAAAGATCACGGTCAAATGACCGATAATCTAGCTCGCATGTTTATTAAACTCTGCGAAAGATACGCAACTAGAGGAAATGTTCGTGGATATACATACAATGACGAAATGCGTGGACAAGCTATCCTTCAACTTACTCAGATTGGGCTACAGTTCGACGAGTCCAAGAGTGATAATCCGTTTGCTTATTATACTGCTGCTGTCACAAATAGTTTTGTTCGTATCATCAACATAGAAAAACGCAATCAAAATATCCGCGATGACATTTTAGAAATGAACGGAATGAATCCAAGTTGGACTAGACAAAACAGCGGCGGTAGTAGTGCCGGGGGCGGCTCAGCACCTATCACCGTCGACGGCGGCAGCGATTGGGATTGATCTTCGACAATATAGATGTTAAAATAACTGTATGAATCTATTCAAAAAAGTAGCCTGTTTCACTGACATCCACTTTGGCTTAAAAAGTGGGAGCAGAACACACAATACCGATTGCGAAGATTTTGTAAAATGGTTTTGTAAAACTGCCAAAGAACAAGACTGTGAAACTGCAATTTTTCTAGGGGACTGGCATCACAATCGATCGACCACTGATGTCAGTACCATGAACTATACCGTTAGTAATCTAGAACTGTTGAGTCAGGTATTTGAAAAAGTATATTTTATTTTAGGCAATCACGACTTGTTTTACAAAGACAAACGCGAAATTAATTCTGTCGAGTTTATGCGATTGTTTCCTAATATTGTACCTATCAAAGAACGATTTACCCAAGGCGATGTGACTATTATGCCGTGGTTAATCGGAGATGAATGGAAAGAAGTTTCCAAGATCAAAAGTCGATACGTGTTTGGGCACTTAGAATTACCATTGTTCTATATGAATGCCATGGTTCAAATGCCCGATCACGGGCAGTTACAAGCTAATCATTTTCACAATCAAGAATATGTATTCAGTGGGCATTTTCATAAGCGTCAAAGCAAAGGAAATGTTACATACATAGGCAATGCTTTCCCCCATAATTATGCAGATGCAGGCGACGACGATCGCGGAATGATGATTTTAGAATGGGGTGGAAAACCAGAATATCTATCCTGGCCCGATCAACCCATATATCGAGTGTATAAACTTAGTCAGATTATCGATCAGCCCGATCATCTATTGCGAAATAAGATGCATTGTCGTGTCACTATCGATCTTCCTATTTCTTTCGAGGAAGCAAACTTCATTCGTGAAACATTTATTCCTCAATATAATCTCCGAGAATTAATGTTAATACCGGAAAAAGTTGAAGTTGATTCAAATACTACTCCTATTGATATTAACTTCGAATCAGTAGATACTATTGTGATGAATCAGATTAATTCTATCGATTCCGATACCTACGATCGAGCACTATTGTTAAACATCTATAATAATCTATGATCAAGATCAAAAACTTAACTGTTCGCAATTTCATGAGCGTGGGCAATCAGACTCAGGCCATCGACTTCGATAAAGGACAGTTAACCCTAGTATTAGGTGAAAATCTCGACCTCGGTGGTGACGATTCAGGCGCAAGAAACGGCACTGGAAAAACCACCATCATCAACGGACTTAGCTATGCGATCTACGGAAATGCATTAACTAATATTAAAAAAGATAATCTAGTTAATAAGATCAATGGCAAAGGTATGCTAGTCACTGTGACTTTTGAAAAAAATGGCGTCGAATATCATATCGAAAGAGGGCGTAAGCCTAATATTCTTAAATTCAGCATCAACGGTCAAGAACAAGAAAATCTAGATCAAGACGAAAGCCAAGGAGATAGTAGAGAAACACAAAAATCCGTAGAAACATT